CTTTTTGAGCATGTAATGGCACTTCTTGTTGCATTATCTTATATTTTTAAAAGGATTTCTAGGGGGTTGATTACTTCCAGGTCCTCTTTTAGAACTACCCATATGTCTAAAGGGGCTGTAATTTAATTTACTAAATTTTTGGGAGTTAGCCAAATTTTCATTTGTAACTTCTACACGTTTAGCCAATCCACGGTTAGATTGCTGCACCTTTGCAAAGGCTATTAGAGCTGAAAAAGCTACAAGTCTATCCACGTTGACACCATCTTGGTAAGCTTGCATCTCTTTTAGAAGCATTGGATCAGGTATTCTTTCCACCCCATAAATGGTTTTTACAATAGTTCCATCTGGCGTAGTTTCTTTATCAAGCTCTTCTTTCAAGAATTCAATAGCGTATGATAACACTGTTCCTTTGAATAAAGTACCAACGTTCTTCCACCCATATTCTTGGAATACGTTACGATTGGCTCCAATATCTTTTAAGAATAGGATCATATCCTTAGGAACCAGATATTTCTGTTTCTTCTTGCTAATCATATATTGTATGAACAAAGCTACGTTATTCTCCACAATAGTCCAGGCATTATACCATTCTATGAGCAATTCTAGACGTTCATGAGTTTTATTAATATCATCAAAACGTCCACACCAGGATGCCACTATCTTATCACGTTCTATACTATTTTCTACATTACCATTTCCAGAGTCTTTGATAATTTCTACTGGGTTCTTGTATACATAGATTGCACACAATGAATCTGATGTAGTTGTCTTACCTTCTCCCACTGGATCCACAGAGGCATAATACATTCCAAAACTTGGATCTTTATGAGGTCTTTCATAGATACATAACACTCCTTCCTTGTCTTCTGTCTTTTTAGATATAGGCCATTCCGTAATAGGTATCTTTCTAGATGGTTTATCTATAATCTTTCCTTCAGCATTTCTAGAAAGCTCTAAATATTCTACAGGATATTGTTTATCCTGAATACGTTGCTGCTGTTTAGAAATTAAATGAGGAGGAAATATAGAAAGTTTTCTTGTAGCAAAAGCTTCTTCTATAGTACGAGGATGCTGAGATACTTCTAACTGATAAGCTGCTGGTTCAAGATCTTTCTTAAGTTTTACAAACTCTTCTTCAAGAGCATCAAGAGCTTCTTGTACAAGAGAATTACCATATTGATCTATATATGGGGGCATTGACCATTGCTCAGGAATAAACAATCCTGTAATACCAATAGTTCCTGTTTTATCTATAAGATTAGACTTTACACCGTAAAATCCATTCTCTTCTGGTTTGTCTATATAAAGTTTTAATGGTTCACATTGATCAAGATCACCGACTGACCCTGCTGCAATAAACTGACCAGTGATCATATGACCAGACTTAAGTGCTGGTTTCATAAATCCGTATGTGTCATTCATGCTAGGAGCAATACCTGCTTCCTCGTGAAAGAAATAAGTTACAGGACCACCGACACCATTTGTAGGATTCTTTTCAAATGAGTAAGAGTTAATAGAAGATTTTAATCCTCTATATGTATCACGTCCATTTACTCTCACTTTAATTTGTTGGTTCCATGCTCCCACCTTATCAGGTTCAGCTGGTCTATACCAAGCAGTGTGTTGGTTAATAAAGTTTTTATATTCTTCTAAGAACTTCCAAGAACCTTTCTCGTTAATATAATCTTTAAGACTAGCACCTATTTTTAATACAGCTCCTGATTCAAATACCCATTGGTTAATAAGTTTAGCCATATGGAAATATGAAGAAGCTATCTGACGTTTCTTTAATATGATGGCGTGCTTCCAATGTAGTTCAGCAAGATGTTCATAAAGAGCCATATGATATTGAGCATCTCTTATCTTAGCAAAGTCAAAACGTTTTTCTTCCTTATCATAAATAGGTAGGAAGTTTAACCACATGTAATAATCTCTAGAGACATACCAGGTATTATTCTCACTATGTACTATAATACCATTACGACATTTATATTTTTGATCGTCCCAGTATTTAATAAAGTCTTTAGTCTTTACAGGAGCAGAACAATAATATCCTTGCTTCTGGAATTTTCTTCCTTCAGCATTAAATATTTTACTCACCTCATCAAACTGATATTCCCCAGGTTCTTTAAATAAGGGTAAAAGAAAGTCTCGGAATTCCTCACGTGAATAAAACACGGTGGTATCCCACTCCAATACTCATTATAAACATTTCTTGGAATAGCATTCCATAACTTATTATAAGGATTGTAATGAAATACCCAATCAGACATGTAGTCTGACTCTGGTCTTAGTTCTTCACCAATGGCGGCAAACTCTTTAATTTCTAGATCTGTGTACACTTCTGTTGTCATAATTTTATATTTTAATATTTTAGGAAAGCAGAAGATGGGTGCGTGGACATCTGCTTTTACAATTGGCTTTACTTTAGTTTACACATCCTTGCTTACATTCCAACTTTTTTATGAAGGTGTAAGGCTTCCCAATTAACCTTTGCTGTAGGGGAAGGAGTTGAACCTTCACGTGGTCTTTAGAAACAGAACATGATAAGTGGTCAACCCTAGTTGCTTACACGCCCCTTATTCTGTCTTTATCAGATAATCCACACCCCCGAGACAAGAGGGCACGGCTGCCAATTACGTCACCCTACATTATTGATCATATGCTAAGTCTTGTCCTCCTCTTACAGAAGACTGTTGTTCATCCATTAAATCTTTATAAACTCCTTTATAAGATTGTCTTACAGCATCAAATCTTTCTGCTATTCTAAGAATACCTACAGCTGAACCATCTCTACCAAATGTAGGGGTTTCTGTAGCTAATACTTTTCCTAGATTATCAAGAGCTGTTTTAATACCGTAATAAGCTCTAGATGTTTCTGTCTCATACATCTGCTTACATCTTTGTAATGCATACACTATAGCATCATCTTCTGGTGAAAACTCACCATCCACTTCTTCTAATATAACTTCTTCTTTCTCATTCTCAGGAAAGTGAAAGAAAGGATTTATATCTGGATTAGGACAAGTCATGTAGAACAAGTATGTATACACCTTTAAATAATCTAAAGGATATTCCACCATAATCTTGTTAAGGAACTTTAAAGTGTAGCAATGTTCACTTGCTGTCACCTGTCCGTTCTGTATATCAAATAATCTTATCATTGTAATTTGTCTTTATAAAGTTCAAAATCATCATCAAAGCTTTCATAACTTACTAGTATTTCTTCATTTGGATAAATATCCCTTGCTGCAATCATCTTATCATCATCAAGTCCTATTGAATTAGGATCGTCACTATGGTTTTGAAAGTTAGAATAATCACAAGATGCATATAAATAATCTCCTTCTTTCCAAAAGTAGGTATCTATAAATTTTTTTTGAACATCTGATAAAAGATCATAATTATCTTTATGTACTTTTATATCAAAGCCTTCTACAAATTGCCATATAAGATCACCCTTAGGAATAAAATTTTTTGCATACAAACCCATACCTTTTCCTGGTGATTCTGCTAAATATGTTTCTACAACTAACATTAATCTTGTTTATTTATATCGTAATAATAAGAATCAGTGTCTTCACTAACCCATCTATCTGAAACCCCTTCTACAGATACAAGTTCTTTATCTACTTTTATTTGCTTAGGGTCAATAGGAAATGGTATTGTAATCCAATTAGAATCTTTCCAAAATATTCTATTGTTTGGTTGGCATAATAAATACCCATCATCTGCTACTAAAACGTGCCCACATTTATAATCAGTTGGCTCATCTGAGTAAGCGTTGTTATACCAATCCACTGTAAATAAATAAGTGGCCCATATCTTACTACCGTCTTTTAAAACCACTTGACATCTTTTCTCATATAAATAATCATATATAATAACAGATACATTCTCACTAAAACAATCCCATAACTGCTTAAAGTGAAAAGGTATATCATTGTCTGGCTCTTTTAAAAATACTTCACTAAGAGGCACTCTGCTTCTCATCATACCATAATCAGTCATTATATGAAAGGTTAGGATTTTTCCAGATATAGACTGTATAGCAAATAGATAAGCGTTGTGAAATGTATTATGATCTTCCTCTTTATGAGTGAAGTGAGAGAGTCTAACTAAACACTTTATATTATCTATGTTATGATTTAATATCATTAATATTTTGGTTTTAGTTTAGATCTATTATCTTCTAGCCAATGTATAAGAGATATGGCTTCTGCTTTTAAATAGGGTACATCATAAGGAACAACGTCTCTTACAATAGGATCACCATTAGAATCTAGAGCTGTAATAGGATTATCATATTTGTCTCTACCTGATTCTTCAAATAGAATATGATGCAAAGTGAGGGTTCCTGGTTTTAGCTTTGGATTATGTTTTAATATCATGTACATATACATACTCAATTGTAATGCATAGTGCATCAAGTTACAATCATCCAAATGAGAAAGAGGAGATGCCATCTTATCCACCTTACCTTCCCAGTTAGTAAATCCTTCTGTCTTAATTTCTTTATTAGTCTTATAGTCTGTAATATGTACTTGTCCATTAATCACCTCAACAAGATCTGACTGACCGCATATGCCGGCTGATTTTAAATAAACCAAATGTTCTGGATAGACACCATCTGTTAATTTTTGATTAGGAGAATATTTAGACCCTTCTTTCTCTACAGGTTTAAACACTGGAATTGTAACACCATGTCGTTCCATGTCATTAAGTTCACAGATGTCTGTCTCTCTACAATTGTGATACCATGTTCCTAATGTTGTAGCACGAAGAGCTTCTGCTTTCCAAGCTGCTTTAATTTCATCAGGGGTCATTCCATACCACTTAGATTTTTTAGACTTAGAAGTTTTTTCTGCAATAGCATCTGCATCAAATGGTTTCTTAAAATTTCCTATAAAAGAAGTGACAGATATCCAATTTGTAAGATCGGTTACATCAATACTTCTATATTTATGATCTTCTGGTGTAAATATTAATATACTCATAGTCCTAGTTTTTGGTTAATAACATCTTCTTCTTCTTGTGTCAATTCTGCTAACCAATAACCCTTAGGACATTCTGAAGATAGAGATCTTGTTTTAAATGTAAGACTACAACCACATCCTCCTAATTTTTGATTACAACAAGGAGCAGTTCCTCCCACCATACATCCATCTCCTTGCACATCTAAAAGTGCACATTTCTCACATATCTGCATTCTCTGTTGTGCAATCTCTTCAACATCTTCTTTTTTAAATATAGAATTAGTCACACCTTCTAATATCTGACCCTTACTTTTCCAAATCCTTATTATGTTCTCTCGTAGGCTCATGTGATTGTGTTTTATGTAGTTTAATAAAATCTTTTCTTTGCTGTTCTTCTTCCATCATCTTCTTGATAGCCTTTAGATCAAAAAGTGTTTCATCTGTTCTAAATCTAGTGACTATCTCCTGCAATCCTTTTTGTTTAAAATTCTCTTTAAACTTTTCTATCATAGCTATTCTATCATCAAGCTTCCAGTGTTTTATAGTGAAGTCTCCAAGATTGGTTATATGCACTCTACTATGTTTTAAACTAGAAAGACTCTTTCTCACCTCTTGCCAGTAGAAATCAATTATATCTTTCACTGCTTGTTCTGGCAAGTCAACTTTTTCTGCCACCTCAGGAAGTAGTTGTTTAGCTTTCTTGGGTCTCAATTGACAAGAATTTAAAATCTAATAATACGTTTCCTTTACTATGAACATTGATAGTGGGGTTAATAAATATTTTCTTTTTGTTCTTTCCTTCTTTTACAATAAGGTTTTTCTTTTCAGCTTTAGTGAGACAGTTACGTACAGACTGCTGAGAAGAGAATATACTCTTATCATGAGCTTTTGTACAGAATGATGTTAATTCCTGATCTCCTTCTATAGCCAAAAGTGTAAGGCAATCTAAGTCGGCCTCACTCACTTGTATATTGTATAGATAACAATGCGTAAGGATCTGATACTTGACTATTTGCCAAGTGCTCATCCTCACTCTTTTATCTACTTGGTTTACTATTGCCATTATAATTCTATTTTAAAACTGATATATTCCTCATTAGTCTTACTCCAGTTTTGGTAAGTGAGGATTTCTTCTGCTCCAAATGCTTGGAACACTTTCCAACTAGCACCCTTACGTGCTTCTCCTATAAAATACTTAAAGCCGGATTCAGCTGCCCAATCTAATGCTTCTTTAACAAGTTCATGTCCTAGTCCTTGTCCTCTATGAGAAGGCATAACGGTGAAGCTATCCACCTTTACAACATTATTACTAGTCCAGGTCATTATGATTTCAGCTACTAAGTCGTCTTTATCTTTGAACCACAAACCCTGAACCCCATCACCCTGGGACAAGACGTATGTTTTATACTTCTGGTCCCATTGGATGGATTTGGGATGTTCCTTCTCAAACTTGTAAGCTAACTTATAGTCTCGTAGTTTGTAAAGAGTTGTCATAAGAATTTTTATTTTCTTTTTAACTTTTTAGCTGGAACACCTTCAGCTTGCTCTGCAGCTGTTGGTATAATAATATCATCACCCACCTGCACACCTGCTTCAACAAGTTCTGGATTTGCATCCAAGTCTTCTTGTGTAATTGTGTGAGGAGTGCCTTGAGGCTGCTCTGACTTCTGACCACCTTGTGTAGTCATCTGTCCAATAAATGATAGGGCTTTTAACTCTTCTGCTCTAGCAACTGCTAAGCCAGCGTTAATTTCTTGTAACTTCAACTGAAGTTCTTTCACTTCAATTTGTTCTTTAAGGAAAGACATAATCTCTTCCTTGGTAGGTACTGATTTCTCTTCAGACATAATATTTGGTTTTTGTTTGTTATTATAATTCAATCTCTCCAGACCCAGATGACAAATTAGCCATGCCGGTGTGAGATTTCCATATTTTAAAGAATTCGTAATAGGGGGTGTCTATTATATATGTATCTCCTGAGTCTGTAAATATCGTGGTGGCGTTATAAACTAACTCTTCCTCATCTTCTGAGGTTTGCTTAGCTGCTACCACTATATCAAGATCAAAGAGAAACGGCATCCACTTACCCTGGTCTTCCTCTATATTAAGAAGATCCATCTTATCTGGATGTATAGTGTGACAATGTATGTTACAATCATGTAGACTCATATATTACTCACTTAAGTTTTTAACAGGCTTTCTAGATACGTGATATTCACTGTATGTAATATACTTACTTTTGTTAGTGGCTTTCATAATAGCCATAGCTAACATTCTCTCTCCTATACCATCCCTTACATCTACAACGGGAATATGAATAGGTCTACCATATTTATCATTAACTGTAATGTAATGACTTAGTGGTTCTTCTTGCTGATTTGGATCAAAGCTCATAATAGTTGGTTTACATTATAATATACTTAAAAAGTTTAAACTACACAAATTTAATATTATCTTATACATAACTGTCTAATAAGTTATCCCCCCATGTGAACATCCTTATCTGACTACCTCCCCTCTTATCTGACTAGTAGGTTAACAAAAATTTTTTCTACCCCTAAAAAAATGGTCTATGTTATGCGGTGTGGGTACCTGCCCAATCAAACTACCCCACCATAATTATTGACGGGGTTACCCCGTCATCACTCGTAAACTCGTTATATTATGGCACAATTATCAATTGCAATGCTTACAGAGCAAGCATTGGGTCAATTAGACAAATTGACTTTCAATCTTGCAGATGCAGAGGTAAGACCTACTGCATCTGGCAATGTTGGTTTTAAAGTTAAAACCAACCAGGGGAAGGTTATTACCTTCTGGACTTCTACGGCTGATACCACCGTAAAAGCCCTTGATGACGCTGGCAACTGCCAGGTCATTGCAGGTACACGTTTGGCGGAAGAGAAACTTCCTGACGGTACCATAGCCTATGGCTTAATCCCTAAGGATTCAGCCAGTAACGGCTTCTGGAAGTAAACTTCCAGAGAAAAAGGGGATATCAATCCCCTTTTTTTTCCGTTCAGTAAAGTGTCACACGCAGTAGTCCGTAGCTGATTATGTTGTATCATGTACAATTCTAACAGAAAACTCTCATAACTAATTGATTGTGAGAGAGTTAGTGTGT